TCTCTAAATTCCTTTAACGCCTTATCCATGGCCCAAGCTCGAAGTTTTTCTTGGCTAAGGTTTGCTTTGTTTGCTGGAATATCAAACTTTAGAACGTTTACTTGAGGTGGAATTGGCGTTCTAGATTGAAGCTGAGTAGTTACATCTATAGCCTCTTGCTTCAGTGTTCCCTTTTGATAAAGGGCCTCGCCTGAGGTCTGAAGGAACGGCTCGCTTTTTTGGAAATCAGCGTCATAACCACTGTTCTTATAAAGATCAGACACAATCTGCGCGTGACGCGGAGTAACGTCTTTTCCCGCCAGGACGTTTTCGATTGCTTTAAGTGTTTCATCTTTTGTGAAGCCCTTATCCCTGAAGTACTCGGGGAATGAAGATGTTGAAGGAATGAGTTTCCCGTCATTGGTTAAGGCTTGCTGATCCGCGGGAATGAACCCTCCCGAGGTATGCTCGCCATGGGAGATCTCATCTTTGATTCTTAGGATAACGTCTTTCTTGTAGGGGATTGCCTGTATGTTTGCAGCTTGCTTTTCATTGTAAATTTTTGGAACATTATTTTCATGCCATTGCTCTGGTGTCATTTGTTGCAATGGTCCAGTGATTAGGGCAAGGGAACCCCAAAGTTTCGAGGTAGTATCGACTTGCTGTTTCCATTGCTTTTGAGTGAAACTCTCAGGTCTTGCTTTGATTGCTTTTGCTCGGTAATCGTTTTCAATCTGTTCTCGAATTGGAGCGAGCTCTTTATCTTTGGCGACCGCTTCGTCTGCCTGCTTTTGGACGTCTTCGAATCCTTTTTGTCTTTGCGCTTCATTTGCTTTGTGCTCATTTACGGATAGTTTGGCAGGATCAAATTTAATGTCATTGGCAAGCCCGTTGTAATGCTCGGTTCCCACAACCTTAGAGGTCCAAACGGATAGGGGAATCTTTATGTCAAGGCCCGTTGACTTTGCCTCAGCAAACTGCTTTTCAATGCCAAGCTCTTTAACCGCTGCGTTTGAGTCAATGCCCTTTGATTGGAAGTAGGTCTCTGCCGCCTCGGGTGAGATGTAAATGTTTTCAACCGGAGTGCCCTTAGTGATCTCTGCGACCATGCCCTTGAATTTCTCAGGGAGTCTTTCTCTCAGTTTTGATTGGCCTGCCTTTTCACCTAGGGCCTCATAGACTTGTTTGGCCTGGTTTGATTGCTGAATCTGCCGGGCCGAAATGGCTACATGAGCCCCGCCGCCAGCCACACCCATTAACATCACAGATTGAGCGGTGGGGGATAGAACGCCCGTTGCATCCCCTAAGATTTTGCCAACCGTCTTAGTTTCAAACTCGCCGCCCGAGAGAGATTTAGCGACCTCTCCAAAACCCCCAGTCCCAACCTCTTGAACGTATTCAGTGGGAAGCTCTGAAACCTGGGCTAGGATCATTCCCTTAGCCGCTTGCTTAACTGCTTTTCCAAGCGTTAGACCCTCAAAAAGCTTAGGGTTTGAGATGATATAGGACCCAAGTTTTTCAGCGCCAGGGATGCCAGTCTTCTTTAAAACCTTCATGGCCCCGCCTACTGCAAGAGATCCTGCACCTTTTGCAAGTGGAGCTCCGGCCTTAGCCAGGATAAAATCACTCCCAGTCTCAAGAGCGGCGTTAATCATCCCGACCGTATGGGCTGCATCGGCTGCAATGCCCTGATCAATTGGATTGCCTGCCTTATCTTTGAGTGCAGAGTATTCTTTAAAAGCGCCGCCGCCTTCCATTTGATAGGCCTGTGCTGCCAAGCCGCTCAAGCTCCCCCAGAATAGACCCTTCTTTGCGCCGGCAAGCGCACCGGGTGCCGCTCCGACTCCGCCTGCCAGAGATCCAATTGCGGCGCCCGCTACTGCTCCGATAGCCGTTCCCGCCGCACCAGTAGGTCCGGCAGGACCCATCATTTCATCCCAATTCTCGCCTGCGCCAACCCTGAGGATTGCTCGAGACATATTCGGGATTTGTTGTGCCGCCTGATAGAGGGGATGAAAGTGGGCGTTACCGCTTGCGTCTTTCTCTCTCGCCTCGATTGCCTCGTATGGTTTTAATTCCTCTTCTAGCTTAGCGAGTTCGGACGTATACTTTGTGGAAGCCTTGCGGGTCCTGCGACTCTCACTCAATCGAGCGGACCATAGTTCTGCATCTCGCCCCCGTAGGTTTCCGGTAACGATTCCCGAGGATGCTTGTTTGATGTACTTTTCAAATGCTCCCATGTTGTCGAAATCATCTTTGGCAACGGGAATGACTTCGGGATTCTTTAATAGGTATTGTGTTGATCCGGGATTCTTTTTCTCAAAGTCATCCCAGTATTGAGATGAGGGGGCGTTTGCAACCTTCTCAGCCATGGGTAGGTTCTTATCAATCATGGCAGGCGTCTGATTGAGTCTCTGCGAATAGTCTATGACCTTTGCAGCGTGAACAGGGTCAACCTCAAGAGTCTGCCGGTAGGCCTTTTCAAGTTCACTCACCCGATCAGGGAATATGCTTGGGTCTATTGCACCCGTCTTTTCGTTTGGCTGATCAGGAAATAAAGAGGTATCAATCTCGATCATTTAGACCCCGTCTTTGTTGCGTATGTTTCAAGATATTTCTTAATGTTGGCAGTGGTAGCAGGGAGTCCTGACGCCTTGAGTTCTTTAATGGCTTGGTTTACTTTACCGCCAGGCTTTAAAGAGTCAGCGCCGAAATCATTTATGTAGGTATTGACGTCTTCAATTCCAAAGGACCCCTTTGATCTCTGAGATGCTTGCCCAATTGCCTGAACGGTATCGCGTCCGAAGTCATTCTCAAGAGTTCCCCATGCGGCATTCTTTGCGTCACGTTTGGCTAGTTCAACCTGATAGTTTTCCTTACCGCCAAAGAGTCCGAAGAACCATTTGGTTGAAGGGTCCTTCTCTCTAAGGTCGATAGCCTTCTTATAAAGTTCTTCACCGGAGATGCCTGGGTTTTCCTTCTCGAGTTCTTTAACTGTGTAGAGGTATTTTGCACGGTCAACAGGCTCTTTGTAGATTTCTTTCGCATCGATCTCAATCCTATCCCAGGTTTGTTTAAGATTTCCCTCGCCCTTATAGGCAAGCTTAGAGAGTTCCATGAAGTCTGATCCGGTCACTCTCCCCTTTGTATAGGCCTGATACATCTCAGGAGCACCGGCCTGACCATTTCTTACCGCGGTCCATAGGGCCATATAGGTAACAGGATCGGTCTTTCCTTCGGCTTGAGCGTAGAGTTTTTTAATGATTTCTTCTTTTTGACCGACGTCCCAAGCTCCTTGGCCAAACTTCTGCGCTTGGGGAAGGGCCTGAGAAAGGGTGACTCCCTTTTTCTTTCCGTCATAAATTGTGTTCATGAAAGAGTAGTCAACGGCGTTGTCTCTTGCTTTCTTAATCTGATTTTGTTCGCCTGCTTGGGCTTGAATGTAGCTTTTAAACTTTTCTTTTCTCTCGGTTGGGATGCTCATTTGATCTACAAACGTGTTCATCTTACCCAGATCTGATGTACCATCCGGCAGCCTATAGTTCTTAACTTGACCCCAAACTCCATTTTGCTCATCCCAAATTTCTTTACCCTTAATTGTCTCATCGAGTTTGGCTGCTTCGGTTGGAGCTATGAACTTCTTTGTTGCCTCGAGAATGGTCCTGGCTTGCTGAGGACTCTTTTCTAAAATCGCATTGACTGAGTTCTTAATCATTTCAGAAGTCACGGCTTGAACTCCGAACGTTATTGTTTTCTCATCCTTTCCGCCCTTTCTCAGTGCGTTGGCAAGAGACCCTGCCGTAGTTTCCATTCTAGAAATCAGCGCGTTTGGATCTGATATTCCTGCGGCAGCAAGAACTTGGGTTTTTGTGTTTGAATCAATTGTTTGGTTATAGGCGTCATCAAGCTGAGATGCCTCATGCTTTGATACCTCATCACGGAAAGTCAGTCTCTGATTCTCCATGAGCACTCCGAGCTTTGCTTTGACTCTTTCCGGGGCTATCTCGAGGTATTTCTGTTCAAGTCCTTTGACCTTTGCCTCATATTCTTCAAAGGTTCCCTGGGCGTTGCTGAGTTTACGATACATGATACCAGAAGGATTTTTGTTCTTATCAAGATCCTTAGACCATAAAAGATTTTGATGCTCCTCGGTGAATTTCTGAGTCAGGTTTTGCGTCTCGGCCTCATCATTGCGCTCTTGCATTTGTATGCCGTATGCGGCTAGTTTCTCGCCAATACCCGAAACGGCTGCGCCAATCTTCTCGCCAGCCCGAGAGATGTTTTCTCCGTATGCTCCTTCAACCGGAGCTAATGGCCTAATAGATTGAGGCATCACTGGATTAACTTTAACTTGCTGCTCATATACTGGGATTTTAGGCATTATTTTTTACCCCTATTTTTTCCAAAAGTTGGCTGCGCCCATTCCTACTGATCCCGCCCCACCGAGTAGGGAAGCAAACCCGCCCATTCTACCGGCGGTTTCTGCGTTATATCCTGCAGTCCTTTGTTGTTTGGCTCGCTCTCTTAGCTGCCATTCCTCGATCTGGGCCTGATTATTTGATTCCCATGTGCGCATATCTGCGTTGTATCTAATGGCTGCCTCATCCATTGCGGCCTTATTGGCTGTATCTTTTGCAATGTCTTGCGCAGTGACTGAACTTCCGGTGATTCCGTTAGCAGCCATTCCTGCTTTTTGAGCGCCCTCAAATCTTGCTACTTGATCCTTAAGGTCTTTCGTTTCTCTTGCTCCCTGGTCTTGAGAGATGCTGGCTGCACGTTGGCCTTGCTCGAGAGCTAGGGCTGCGCTTTTCTCATCGTTAGCAGCCATGTCTTCATACATTCGGCGCTGAGCTTCTCCGCCCTCTTTTTGCCCCATGTAACTCATAATTCCGCCGCCGGCTGCCATCCCTAGCCCAACCGTTGCCAGTGTTACTGGTTCGCACATAGATCCTCCTTATCAATCACAAACATTTGAAAGGGTTTTTGTTCCACTCCAAAGGGCCTCTCATCATAGAAGAATGCGCCTAACCACTTTAACCACTCAATTGAGCGAACGTGTCTTGCGTCTACAAAATTAAAAACCGCATCGTATGATTCGAGTAGAAACCCAAGTGCTTTGAGCGAAGCCTTTGCAAAAGCAATCTTAGATGAGTCGATCTTATCCGACCCAAGTAGCCATCCCGATCCAATGCGAGGGCCCACTACTGAGGGACTCACTCCAAACATGGCAATCACTTCACCGGATAACTCAACTGTGAAGCAATGAGATGCACTCACGTAGCCAGCAAGTAGGGCTTGCTCACCAGTATGCCCATGGGATGCTTTAACCTCATCAAGGTCAAGCTGCCTGAGCTTAGGAGAAAGATCACAAATGTCTTGTAACCTTGCGGGCCTTATCCTAAAATTCCCCTTCTCGTACGTAAACATCAGCCCCCCACCGTCACGGTCGGCATGACTGCTAGAATTGTCACTGGCAGGGGATCAACCTGACGAAAGAACACCCGACCGCCTGCATCGTAGCTCGAGGTGAGTGTTTCCTTTTGGTCTCCGGTGAATAAGTCAATGGCGCTTCCCAGTGGTTCGCCCGTTCTTTGTACAATCTCAGTAAGGTTATTCTCATCGGGGCCAACATATCCGCCCCGGGAGTTTAGAAATCTCATGGTGACTTCACTCACTTTCATGAGCCGCCCTTGCATGGTTCCGTCCTGAGTATTGACCTCGATGTTTAATGTCTCGAGATCCGCGGTGTAGGGAAGTCCTACGTGTATGGTCCCAAAGGTTCCCGATGTGCTAATATCAATCTGTCCACCCGATACAACTTGAGAGGGTATGACGTTACCGTCTGCTAATATTGAAACAGTCTTTCCTTCTAAGTGGGTGAGCCCCCCCAGAATGGACGCGCATAGTCTCGAGTATCCGCTCACTGAAAACGTTGGCATTGCACTTGAGTCAACGGCCTCATCGCCTGGGTAAGTCCTAATCTCAAAAGTGTCCGTACTTGCATCGGCAACAATGTATTTCTGCCCATTGAGATCTGTCGGACCCACAATGTCAGATAGAATGACCACGTCGTCATTCTGAAGACCGTGGCCCGTTATAGTTAACTCCGTTGTCTCGCTCTGGCTGATTCCCTCGATGGCCTTAGGTTCATCATAGATCAATCCGCAATCTAAGAAATGCTGATCCCTAGGCTCGGTTGAGGCCATACGGTGAACAAAACGTTCAATAATTCTATTCCCGCCTCGATTCACAACGGCCCAGAGCTCATTAAACCCGTCACCCGGAATGGAACAAACACTTTCAAATAGCCCGTCTGTCTCGTGCCACGTCCAAGCTAAAACCTCATGCTCCCTAACGTAAGTGAGCGAGAGTAACTTCCCATCAGAGCGAACACACCAGACAATGGAGTCAGGCTCTTGCTGATAGCACATATCAGTAATCTCATACCCCTCAAATAAATGATTGGAGAGGATTGATAAATCCATTCCTGCAAATCCATTTGATGAGAAATCATAGCCAAGGTCTCTCAATACCGATCCCATGGGCTGGACGTAGACCGCTCTATTCCCAATCACTACAGGGTCAACGGAGTTAGATCCGCGGTATCCCTCAACCTTAGTTTCAACGGAGGTTGGGGAGAACACACCAGATGACCCAGGACCCACCGACCACTCGGTTGAGGAGGTGAGTGCCAGAATCTCAGCGAGCCCAACCATGGATTTAATCCCGTTCATCTTTCGAGAGGGGAGATTGATTGTGACCCCGTCTGATTCGACAAGGGGTGAGGACCTAGCGAAGCTTGTATAAATCCCGGTCTCACTAGCCCAAATAGTTTGAGGTTCGGTTCGAGACCCTGCGAAGATGAGTCTGTCTTGATAGAAGATTACTGAGGAGGGAAACCCGTTCTCGCCAGACCATGATCCTTCAGCCCAATCGGGTGTTGCTGTGTTTGCTCCGATCTCTTTTAAAACGGTGCAATTCATTATCCTAACGGTTGATCGAGTATCGCACCTAACAATGCCCTCTTGTGTGAAGGGATCGGTTGTGAGGTTAATATGAACAGGTCCAGTCGTATATGAGGTGACATTAACTCGAATTAAACAATACTCGGGCTCATCCCCAAAGGTATTTAAATTCATTGCTGCGGCGCCAGCGCCAGACGAAAACGCCCGTAGCTCCTTCCAGGTTGTTCCACTATCTAGTGATGTTTCTAACTTAAGAGCCCCCTGCCACGTTCCCGTAGTAGTTATGCGCCATGTCTTTCCACACTTAATTGATGACGTTGCTCCGGTTGCAGATAGGTCTGCTATAATACTCTGCCCTGGGATATCGTGAGAGAGGAGAAACAGTCCAGGCCCCCAAGTCATCTCATCAGTAAAGAAATCAATATTAGACGTCAGTGTAATTGACGCGTTCTTAGCAGTTCCGCTCGCAGTAAGTTTATGCGTTTCGGTCGTATTCATTAGCATGAAGGGGCCTTCGGTCGCCTCATACCTGTCAAGAGTCCAAAGGTCGTGATCGAATCTGGTTAACTGTCTGGGTAGGTAATCGGGATGAACCACATAGAGAATATCTGCGCTTTGGGTAAATTTTAGTTCCCAAATCTCTGATGCTAGATATGAACTTGAAATGGTGTAAATCCCGTCAGCCTCTTCAATCCAAGATAACGGCGCCTGGTCGGGAGGCGTTGCAAGAGTTCCATAAAACTGGGCTCGATACCATGACCCATTATAAGTGACGATATCATCAAACTCATAAGCCCCTGCAGCACTCCAAGCAGGACTAGTCGGCATGGCAATGGGAGCTCCATTCATATAAAATCGAATGTACTTCTCACCGAACTCTAGCACATAGGATTGCTCGGTTGAGAACTCAAAGGGAACAAGTCTTGATTGTAGGCTTGGGTCTCTTGAAGACGCTACAAACAATGAACCCGCTCTATTGCTCGCCCCACCGTGAGGGTGAATGATAAAATTCTTAGCCTTCTTTAAACCCGTTGCATACTTCTGAAGATCCACTCGGGAGTATAGTGCGGGGCTGAACTCTCCTCCCGAAAAAGTTGGCTGAATTTGATGAACAGGCATCGACTACCTCGCGTTAATATAAGATGACGTTCTAACCGGGGCCACATACCCCTCAGACGCATTCACTCGTCTTGCATCAGAGATCAGCGAGTTGAACGTGTTCAGCATTGTGAGTCCTAATTCTTTATTACCCGTGAGCGGTTGTGCGAGTACTGCCGCCAGCTTGTACGAAAAGCTCTCAATAAACGCCGTATCATATAAAGTGGGGTCAACTTCCTGTTTAGTGTACTCGACATATGCGGGTGAAACATTTGATGCTAGTGCCTTTACATTTGTTGTGGGTGTTAATACTTCTTTGAACTCGCAGGCCGTTGGGTTTGTCGAGCCGGTGTCATCAAATAGTTTTCTAATGAATAGAGCTCGGCTCGGATAGGCATAGAGGTATGTCCAACCCGGAACGCTTTCACCTGAGATCTCAGCAAGGGCCTCAATCTTTGTGGCGAAATTCCAGAATGCCGCCCTGAGTACTGCGTCTCTACATATCTCGTAAACCAATGAAGCGCGTCTTGCCGGCTCGCTTGACTCAGTCATAGAGGTAATTGCTTTTACCCCGATATGACTTAGGCCCATGTTTACAATTTCAACCTGGGAGATTGCCATAAATGAACCCCAAAGACGTGGGGGGATGAGCCTTGCGACCCATCCCCCGTGTCCCTACTTTTTCTGTTTCGGTTTTTCTTTCTGTGCGACTTCCGCTTTAGCGGGTAACTCTGCGCTAACCTCTTCAGCCATAGGCTTGAAATGAGGAGGAGGAGTCTCTTTGTCACTCAGTTCGATAACAGTACCTTTTTCCCAGTACTGCCCTTTAAAACCGTAACAGGTAGTTTCAACTATGTACTTCATTCTCAGACCTTAACGTCCTTAACTAAGAATGCGTCGAACTTGCCAGCGGTGAGCGGGCCGGTTGCAACGGTGTAGTACACTCGGATGTAGCGTTTCATTCCATAAGGAAGGGTCACTTTCACTGGCTCAGAGTTGAGCGTGAGAGCGGCTTTTCCAATGGCGCCAGAGTCAAAAGCAACAACCTTGGCAGTGGCAAAACCACTGTCAGAGTCCGTCTCAACCTGGAAGTTAACGGTTGCAGAGCCCGAGGCAGTCGCCGCTTCACGAACCTGAACAACCAGTTTCAATGGTTCATAAGCATCGCCGGCCGCACCCTGGTCAATGTAATCAGTCGAAGCCGCGGAAGCCGTTACAGCCTGCGCAGCGCTTACTTGAAGATTCTTATCGATAATCATTTTAATTTCTCCTTTATTTTAAATTCAATTAGCTGAGGGTTGCTTCAGTGCTGAGGATTGCGTCCACTCGGCGAACCGGGACTTCCGAGAAGGAAACCACGTGTTTGCCGGCAACCATATCCATAGTAAGAGTTGAAGCCGCGGTCTTGTTTGCAATCTGGCGTCGCAGATAGGACCGAATGGTTCTATTGCAATAGAAAGCAAACTTAGCTCCGCTTAAGCTTGGCACGAGTTCAAGGGCTTGACCCATGAGGTCGATAAGATCGGCGCCGCTTGAGGCGTCTTTCTTAAGGGCCGCAACGTCAACGTTGGCAATACGTACAACATATCTCCAATCGCGAACGCTCAAACCGATGTCCCATTTATAATGCGAGCGATAGCCCTGGAAGCGGCCGCCGGCTGCATCTAAAAGAGTTTGTTCGCCGAGGTCCTGATGCTGAAAGCCAGCCTTTGAACCCTTGGGCACAATTCCGTGAGCCGTGGTATCGCCCCAACCAACCAACCAAATGGAGGTGTTGGTCGATCCGCTGCCGCCGCCCTTAATAACGTTAGAGCTAGAGAGCAAAGGATCAGTGCCGGAAACGGTGAAACGAGGAGCAAGACCCATGAAACGCTCTGGGTTTACAGCCGTGTCACCATAGATCAAGCTCTGAGCCATAGACTCATTCATTCCAGCCAAGAAAGCCTTGTCTTCAGACATGCGGAACTCAGCGGTGTTCCCGTTGAGGTCGGCAAGGCTCTTATCCACTTCGGCGTATGCTTCGAGCATCCCGCAAGTGTCAGTGATCTGAGCGGTCACGCTCTTTGTGGGCACAACGCCGTAGTTCAGCTTTCTCCATGTTGCGGAGGGTAAGCCAGTACGCACCGTTGTCTTATGTCCAGTGGGAAGGTTTCCTTCCACAAACAACATGTCATCCAAGATTTCGTTTTGCTGAGAAAGTACTTCTACGATTTTGTCTACTTTGCCATTCGCATCAACGCGTTTCGCAAAGTCTTGCAGTGTAACTGCGGTTCCAATTGCTCCCATTTTAGTATCTCCTTAATTAGTTATGGTTTGGGTATAAGGTCTTGGCCAAGCTCTCTCGAGTGCCAGGATGCCCTTTACCGTCGAACGTTTTGTTATCCTGTTCAAATTGCTTCCCAACCTCGACCAAAAATTGAGCCATCATTGGATGATCCCCAAGCTTGGAGTCATTCAAAAATTCTCTGAATTCTGGTTTTGCAAACTTATTAAGTAATACTCCGGCAGGTCGCAGAGCCTCTTCATAGTTAGTCGCACCGAACTGTTTTAAGGTTTCGGTTTTCCAACCTTCAACTACTTTAGAGAACTCAGCTTGACTTGCTTTTGCGGCGTCATTCACATACTGGGTTTGCAGGTCCACTAACTTCTGAGCCTTCTCTTGGGAAAGGTTGAGCTCCTTGGCGATTTGAGTAAATTTCTCATTCACCACGGGGTCAATGACCATACCCTCGGGAAGTTTGAAGTCAGCATATTTTTCAGGTGCCGCGTCTACTGCTTGTGCGGCATCCGTGGGTTTGATGCTTGCGGCATCCTTAACCCCATCGGCTTTCACTTCAGGGGTTGAGGACACTGCCTGATCTTTCCCATCACTGGGAGAGACCACTTTTTCAGATGTCTGCAACGGGGGTTGTAGACCTCCTAGAAGACTGTTTGATTCTGGTGCGGGTGCCTGGGCTGGCACGCCTGCGGAAGGTTTAATTTCTGCAATCATTGGATGACCTCTTTGTTAAATAATTGGCCATCCTTGGCGTATTGATTCTCTTTTGCTAATTCATAGGTGAAAAAAGGTTTCGCCTCTTCAATCTGAGCCTTGATATAAAGAGACGAAAGCCGCATACCCTCGGCAACGCCGCGGGAATAATCATCAAGTCCGTTATTGGCGTGGTCCGGTTTACCGTGAGCCATTAGCTTCCACACGAAGCGTCGACCCTCAGCAAAGGATAGGACCTTGCGAATGTCGTTAAGCTCTTTCTCACGCTTCACGCGTTGCTTTTCTTTAAGCGCGTCTGCGTCTTCTGAGGAGTAGACATCACTCATTCAGTGACTCCGGTGGGTCCGCCAGTGATTCCATTAAGTACTGCGTCCAGGGCTGAGTTGTTTCCAATCTGAGTCTCACTCATGACCTTAGCGCCCTGAACCATTTGGCCCATGTTTTGGGCCATGGCCTGCGCCTCGGCTGCCTTTTGTCTCTGCGCTGCAATCTCTTCAACTGCGGCTTTAGATCTAATGATTCTTGGGGGGACGCCTAGCATCTCACCGTATTCAATGGCTGCCTCGACTGCATCAAGGGTGTCCCGTGCTTCGGGATATACTGCCGAGAGGTTTCCAACAAATGCGACGTGTTGTTCAATTGCAGTGGTGCCCACCATTTTCTGCGCTTGAGCGAGCATTGAAATGTAATCAACCTTGATATCCATTCCCGAGAGCTCTTTAGGAGGGGGAGGAATAAGGCCTGCTTGCAGCATGATGTTGAACGTTCTGTCAATGATTGGGTCTAATAGTTCACTCTCCAAGCGCTCGAGCACTGGGCCAAGCATGAGGAGTTTCTCTTCATGACGCTCGACCACTTCACGCGCAGTCATTTGTCTGCGGTCTGATTGAGCGAGCATCAGAAAGAGATCGGAGTAGAATGTTTTATGAATCGCGTCCTGAGTGGAACGGATTGACATCTCAAGGGCGTTTAAGTCTGGATTGATTTGATAGGCAGGCCTCACGCCAGCGTTTGGAGTTGTTGCGCTCGAGTAGGTGATACCGCCTGGAAGGGTATTGACTTCTCCCTCGACTGAACCGTCTTTCTGCATGGGAGGATCGACAAGCTTATCAAGTGCGATGAGCTTATCTTTCTGCATCTTTTGAAGCATCTTAGAATCGCCAATGCCATCCCAACCCGGACCCTTGCCATAGGTGTCGGCTGAAGTTGTAACGTCCCAACGTGGTGCTAGAACTGGGAAGTCTTCAAACCCACCCTCACGAAGGCATTCCTCGGCGTTTGAGCCATCCTCCCAGTAGAGGGATTTAAAAGGCATGTTGAGGCGATCTTTTTTATTAGCGTCACGCTTTTCATTGGGAACAATGAGGTGATTGATCTTAAACCATTTGTCTCGCTCACCGTTTTCATACATGACCCGAGCGCCCGATGAAACCCGGTCAATGCCGAAGTCCTTAACCATTTGGCCCACAGTCATGTAGTACTGGCGACCGAATGTGTTGACTCTACAATCTGGGCCTGAACCTAAGAAGTACTCTCCAATGGTGAATGCGCGACCGCGGAGAACGTCATAGAAGTCATCTAAGATAATTGAAGCGGACGTCCCGAACACTCCGATCTCTTCATACATGGAGTGTAGAACGCCATAGATATTTGATTTGGAGTAGACCGAGAGCATTCTTTGTTGAGCAATATCGAGCCAGAGTTTAACCGGATCAAACGTCATCAGATCAGAATCCGCAAGGCCTAGCTTAAACCAAGGGCGAGAGGGTGAGGTGAGGCCTGAGGTCATCCCTGCGGCTAGAATCCTTGCGGCACGACCTGGCGTATTGTCGAGCACAATTTTAGTGTCGATTGCTCTGCCCTGGTTTGGGATATCCCCATCAAAGAATCCTCGAGTGGGACGGATATACTTCGAGAGATCTTTCCAAGCGGGAGTCCAGCTATTGGACTCTGCTTTGATGGATTTAAATCTTTGTTCAAAAGGCTTGCGATCCATTTACACGCCCAACTTTGTTTTAGCGCCTGATGCGCCGGCGGTCATGGTGGGAGCGGCTTGAGTGAGAGCGGAATCAGTCACGCCTTGGGAGGATGTTTTGATTGTGGACATCACGCCTTGGCGTAGGGCTGCAAGTTTTCGTCTTCGCATTGCTGAGGTCTCAGTGGCGCCCGTGAAAGTCGGAGAAGGTCCATAACCAGGAGCGGCTGATGCGGCAGTATTCTGAGGGGCCTTTGGGTCATCTCCTACGGCATCGCCAACCAGTCCTCCGATGGCACCCCCGGCCGCTTTCGCAGCTTTTCCAGGTAATCGGACGGCATCTCCAATCGGATCGAGTCCCACCCAATCAAATGGTTTTGCAACTAAGTCAAATGGTGCGGCTAGTGCTCCGCTAACAGTGCCTGCGACTTCACCTATTGCATTGCCAACCGTTTGCCCCATAAATGATCCCCTCGCTTTATAAGTAAAACCTAACAGTGTTAATACTTCTATGCAAGTGGATCGTAATCTTTACGGGAAAACTGAAGAGGTTTATTGGAACCCTTCTTTTGAACAGGGAACGCGAAAGTCAGGCACAGAGCGTCTGCGCGGTTAGGGGAGCTCATCCCACGCTTGCGCATGTCCTCCTTTGCCTCGAGTTGTATCTTACCGTTAAGCTTAACAATGTACTCAGGTCCCGTTAACTCCTCAGCCAGGATTGGGTCATCGGGAATCATCCCACCCTCAGCCATCCATTTCTTCATTTGGCCCCACATCTGGGCGCGCTTATTGAGGTATCCCGGATCATTACTCTCTGCAGCAAAAGGAACTATCTGCCAGTGCCGTCCCATTTGCCGGCCGGCAGAGACCACGCCGGTTCCATAGCCCATATCAACAAACACGGCGTCCGCTTTGTATTCGTCCTCATATTGAGCCACGTAGCCCGCGAGCGTGAAATCATCCTGAATCTTTCGGTAGGTCGCAAGCTGCTTCGAGACTAGTCCCTGCCTCATATAGATTACGCACTCATCATCCCCATAGATTGCAGGGTCAACCCCAATCACAACGGGAGCGAACGCATAGGCACTCTCATGGAGGACCTTCTTTCTCGCGTCATTCACAATGCTCGAGGGAATGAACTGTCTGTCTGAAGTATTTGGGAACTCTCCCTTAACCCTAACCCTGACAAAGTCAGAGTCATCCCCGTAGTCAGTAATCCATTTTTGAAGCTGATCTTTATTAGTCATCCGGGCAGTACGGGAATCAACCTGCCTAGTTAGCCATCGGTGCTTCAACCTTCCAAAGCATTCTCTGAATCGCCCGGTGTTACGAGTGGGGTTGCCAAACGCTAGCCATAGGATCTCGGTATCCTTATCGGTGAGAGCTCCCTCAGATACTTCCCAAATCTTATCTGCAATGGCTGAGGCCTCATCGAATACGAGAAGAATGCGCTTGCCCTGGTTATGCAATCCTGCAAACGCTTCAGTGTTTGAGTCACTCCATGGGATTGCATCGATGCGCCAGGTCTTCTCATGCGCTGGCTCTGCCGAGTATATGGCTGTAGCCGTAAGCTTGAACATGTGCTTCCCAATGAAGCGCTGAAACCAACGCGATACCTCGGGCCAAGTCTTAGTGCGAAGCTGGGTCTCGGTGTTAGCGGTGACTACACCCTTAGTGTCTGCCTGAGTTGAGATGGCCCATAGAATGATCCATGAGACCATTGCACTTTTACCAACCCCGTGACCCGAGGCAATTGCCGCCTGGATAACTTCATTCGCAGTCATGAGCCCATCTCTTAATTGTTTTAAGAGATCCGCCTGCCAGTCATCCGGGCCCGGGAATCCTTTAAGTTCGCCCTCTCCCCATGGAAATGAGAATAGAACAAACTCATAAGGGTCTTTTGATAGGGAGTCTAATTGCTCTATAAGGTCTTGCTCGAGCTCATCCTTTTGCATTGGCACGACGGGCCTTAGCGGCATTGAGCCGATCAGCAAAGGATTGATCGAAGCCAACTTCGACTCTATCGGTGAAGAGTTTAAGATACCGCCCTAGTAATTCGTGCGATTTATTGGCGCCCGCGGCATCAAACTCCCAGACTCCCAGTCCGGTATCTGGGTCGGTCTTCTGAACCATGCTCTTTGATTCGTGATCAAATTCCATTACCGGGTTTCGCTGCATACATCTTTCAGCGATTTCCTTGAGGCCCCTAATAACGTATTCAGCGGTCACCATAGACCGCTCCTCAAGTTTCTCAACTTTCTTATCAACGGCGGCCCGCACCATAACTTTTGATAACAGTCTGGAGGCCTGCTCCTGCGCTGTATCTGCAGAGTATCCGGCACGAATTGCTGCCTGAGTTCCATTTCGGTCTTTGAGGTATTCGGCTATGAAAAGCTTTTGTTGATCAGTGAGTTTGCGTTCAGCCATATCTGTTAACCTTATCGCACATTCTGAGATAATGTTAACAGTTAGGATTTGTAAAGGCAAATGATTTAGCGCATGGCGTCTATTTTATGCATAAGCATACGACCCATATTGCATAAAAGGTTTTAAGTTAGGCTATCTTGTTCTGTTTCCATAGGGATTGCCGTAGCTATTATTGGACCCACCTTGCTCGGTCCCGCTGCGGCCGGTGTATGGATTCGTGTTTCCCTGGGTGCTGTAGTTATTGTCTCGGGTTGAATCAGGGGCGCTCCTATGATGGGGCTCAACGTAGGTCCCGTTTGAACGGGTATACCCCCTGACATAGACGTCCTCCGCAAAGGCATTCATTGAAGACACGAGGACCGCGAATAAAACGATATAGACAGCTTTCATATTTCTCCTATTAGTTCATTGTTTCGTCATTAAGACATAAGATCCAGAGCAATCCTTGCTAACCTCGAGGTCAGATCCGACTGACCTAAAACACCAGAAAGAAACCGAATGAGAGGATTGATCCGTTGCCCTTATGCGCCCGTCAGGATGGGACTCGGTTGAATAGTTTAGTGTATAGACGATTGAGATGTAGGTGTCCCACCCGTTAAAAGTCGTATTCTGATAGGAGTAAACAGTCTCGAGGTCTGACTTGATCTCGATCTTTTCCCACTGAACACCGACCGATGTCCCGTAATAGACCGCATAGGTATTTCCAATTAAGGCGGTTAGGGGTGAGACTGCGGCCGTTGACGCTGTTATGGGGTCCGGTGCTTTCCCGCATCCTAAAGAGACTAACATAAGTAAGGCAATTATTCCTGACTTCATAGATCAAGTATTACCCTAAGTAGAGTAATTTGCAAGCCCTAAATTTCCCTACTAGGGGCGTGGGGTTGAGAGGGAACTAATCCTTAATGAGGTCGCGGATTCGAAGACCGAGTGCTCTAGACCATACGGCTAGGGTGGAGAGCTTTGGGTCATAGCCAGGTCTGAAATATCTGAATACGCTGTAATACTCAACCCCCAGTTTTTTTGCGAATTGGCGCTTAGAAATGCCCTTTTTTTTGAGAATAGCCGAAAGTATCAGTTTCACCATTCCTGATAGTGTACAAAACTCTATTCAAATCTGGCAGCCTGCAAATTTTTGCAGTGGGTTTCCAAATCCTTGGCAAACCATTAATTATCTCACCCTTGACGCACATAGTCAAACTGGGTAGGCTGTAACTATCGGGGGTACGTTAGATGAAACACGAGCAATACAGGCAGAAGCTTGATCGGGAAATTAGATCACTTATAAACCGGACCTTGTTTCTTAGGCGGAAGCTCGCCCGACTCAAGCCCACCCGGATCAAGTTCGGGGGCGTAGTCAAGCGCAAGATAAACAACCTCAAGGTATTTGCTGGAATGGGTGGGGTTTTTTTTGAGCGCCTTCACGAACTCACACACCGCTTTGATTTCTTCCTTTGATAAGGAGGGGAGTACGGTAATCGTCTGAAGGAGTTCTGCGTTTAAATCCTGGTCGTCTTTCCTTTTAAGGGATTCAACGTTTTCAGGTTTAAGGAGTTCCCACGCTGTAGTTCCCAGTCCCTCAGCCAGCTTATCTATAAGGTCTAAGGATGGGACTGTTTTACCCGTGACATATCTCTCTAGTGAGCCCCTGGGTATGCCTTTCTTAACGAGTTCGGCCCTGCCGCCTCGCCGGCTTGCGATCTCCGCAAACTTTTTTAATAGCACTTCCCTAGAGTTAGCCATATAGTCCTATACAGTCACATTTCACTTGCAAATTGTATCTACTTAAGTCTATACTTGGGACATGAACGACGGCAAAGAGTACAAAGCTTGGATGCTGAAAGAGGGAATCAAGGAGGTTGATGTTGCCCACTACACCCGCCTATCGGTCAAAACCATTCATTGGTTTTTGATCGGCAAGCCGGTTGGAGAAGCAACAAAAGCTAACTTGCTCCACTTCTATCAGTCATGGCCCACCCTGCGGGCAAGAGACCGCCTGGTGGGTTGAGTTTATCACTAAGTCTTTAATTTGAAAAGTGCTTTGGTTCATACGGGATATAGGAGATGTACGGTGTGTAAGGTATACGAACTCATTAAGGAATCTTCAAGATCAATTGTTCGACTAAACTTGGACGCAGATACTGCACAAGACCTGACTGAACTCCTAACTAAGGCCCGATCCCGAAACCTAGAAGACATTCAAGACCTAATCTTTCAGCAAGCTACCGGCGCCATCTCTGACGTTGAGGCCGGCTACCGCCTGCGCTGCCTTATTGAGATTGAGGATGGGCGCTTGCTCCGAAATCGCGCTTCCGAAACCCGGGAGGTTGGAACTTTCGAACGCAAGAATCTTAGAGAGGAAGGGTAACACTATGCCTTATTCAGTAAAGCCTGAAACACTAGATGCCTATTTAAGAGTGGTCTTTCACCTGAGGTCCCATTTCTACAGGGGGAGAGCGGCCCTTCTCGCTGAACTGGATAAAAGGCGCAAAGAGCTTCACGACGAACTACTCGCCCAAGCTGGCGTGAACCGAGAGAACTTCGAATTTATTTGTTGGATCAATGATCTCCTCGATGCTCAGGAGGCGGCGTGACAACTAAAAAATTAAAAAATGGTGCAATCGTTTTAAAAGAACGCGGTCGATTTGTTCTCTGCAAAACCGACTCATTCCAGCCGTATGTTACGTGGGAGATTAATAAAGATGGCGCAACATTTACGGGCCATTACTTTGAAACACGAGAAGACGCTGAAGATGATTTCAGAACACGAATAGGACGGGATGAATGACCGACCTTATCCTAACCGCCACCGGCATTTTAATTCTATTAGTCGTAATTCTACGGAGACTCGCATGACAACCATTGAATCATTTTTCATCTCGATAGCCGCCGCCCTCACCATGTCGGTCCTTTCAATCATAATTGGAATTTGGACGTGAGTAAACACATGCGAAGGCCTTGGGGATTTAGCTTTAATGACGTAGCGGTCGACGAAAAGACTGATAACCCCGGGGTTTTACTTGCGATCAACTGCGTAAAGCGCCGCATACATGGGGAGGACGTCCCACCCATGACAATTACAACCAAGACAAACCCCGAAACCAAAGAACAAAAAGAATGTCGCTTAACCCGAGAAGATGCGGACGCCGATTTCGCAAGGATGCACGCCGCGTATGAAAGGAACTCAGAGCGATGAGTATCTTAAACAAGTTTCTTCTAAGAATAGAAGGAAACAGAGAGAACCTCGAGGCGAGTATAACAGTTAGTGGGGCTCGCCTTGAGGTCTCTCGCGGACTTAGAAGTTATCCGAACAAAAGGAGTTAATTATGAAAGAGCTAGCTATTGCTTTATCCAAGGCCCAGGCTGAATTCACTAACCCTGAACTCGACTGCCAAAATAAACACCTAAATTACTGGTATGCGTCACTCGGTGCAACAATCGCAGCAATTAGGCCCGCCCTTAATAAGCACGGATTATTTTTAACTCAAACCGTTTCCGATAAAAACATAATCACTAAGATCATCCATACTTCTGGGGAAACGCTCGAAGGAATAACGCCGCTCTTTATTGATAAGCTGACAATGCAGGGTCTTGGGTCTGCCATGACCTATGCTCGCCGATATGGAATTAGCGCGCTACTGGGTATTGTCGCTGACAGTGATGACGATGGATTAGCTGCAAACAGAAATTCTGATAACGACAATAATTCTAATCAGAAAAAAGTTGTCTTCACCTCTATGGGCGCATCTCCAACTAGTAAACCAAAGCAAACACTCGGCATTCACCCGGAACAACCCACGAAAGGTGACGGAATGCCCCCCCAGGATGGAACTTATAGAATCAACTTTGGCAAGTGGAAGGGGACTAAGGTTTCCGATCACCACAAAGACGAGCTCATTAGTTATGTCGAATATATTGAATCTTCGTCGGCGCGAGACAATAAAGACGTTTCGCCAAACGGAAAGACCTTCATTGCTGAGGTCACGAAGTATCTTGCCAGTCTTGAAAACGCGCCGTTCAATGACGACGCAAATGGGGATGATAAACTTTAAACACTACAACGGGGGAGATGTAGAGATGACTAAGAGACACTACTTAACTGTTAAGGAAGCTGCAGACTTATTAAGAGTAAGTACTTCCGCTATTTATACATGGTGCGGACGCAAGGATATGAGGTTTCCAAAGCGTTACCATGGGCGCAGGCTTGTTTTTGTGGAAGCGGAATTACTAGCCTGGTCAACATGGTATAATGAACTTGAAGCAAACCTAGCGACGGGTTAGGTAATAGCCAATGGCAATTCAAAGGCGAGCGACAAAAGAGGGATTCTCTTATGTCGTGCTATTACGGGATGGGGATGGGCACTGGTATCCTACTAAGACCTTTAAAATAAAAGGTGAGGCGCGGGATTACGAGAATGAACTACACCTCTTAAATAAAAAGGGCGGCAAGGCTCGCACTCTTTCTTGGCGCGATAGAACGTTTGATGACTACTGGCTTGAGTGGGGCAAGCTTTGCCGGGCCAAAGTGTCCGAGGGTTGGAAGATCTCTCAAAACCAAATGTATCGGGACCACGTTAAACCAAAGCTTGGAAACAAAAAACTAGTTGAGGTTTCAAAGAAGGACATACTTGCCAACATTTTGTACTGCGCAGAGAAGGGCCTTGGGCCGCAAATGCAGCGTCATGTTTTCAGTATGCTACATAAAATGTTTGCCGACGCTATTGAAGTCTTCGAATATCTCGAGAGCTCTCCGGTTAGACTCAACATGAAGCCCGAGGTCCCAAAGGTTTTAAGGAATTTCTTAAAGCCGGATGACGCCTATAAGTTTTTGGATAAGGTAGCGGGAGACCCCATCGGTCCCGCAATATGGATTATGGCCTATTGCGGTTTGAGAATAGGGGAGATGCAAGCGCTGCAATGGTGGAATATCGACCTCAAATCAGGCACCCTGACAGTGACTCAACAATGGAAAAGTAAGGTTAAGAAGTTCGGCCCCACTAAGAACGGTAAACCGATCCGCATACCCATGCCCGCGCCCCTGGTTGATTACCTCGAGGGCAAGAGGCCCCTGAACGTAAACCCCACTGCCTGGGTTGTTCCCTCGGTTGAGGATAAAGAATTAATGCTAGCCTATGATACTTTTGAAGACGCGCTCAAGCGCCTATGCAAAACGCATGGGGTGATTGAACTCTCGCCGCACGAGCTCCGGCATACCTGCACCGAGCTATGGGTTGAGCAAGGATCTTCAATTGAGGACCTACGCAGAATCCTGAATCACTCGAGCGATTCTTCAACTAAGGGATACATGCACGAGACAGAAGAGAAATCTACCCGCGCCGCCAGGGCATGGGGTAAGGCTAGACACCTCCGCCTAGTGAAAAAGGATGAGGCATGAAAAAGAAAACCAAAATAAAAGGTGAAAGTTATTACAAAAAAAGAAAAAGGTTAGCCTTGGATCTCTGCAAATTAAAGGAGTCCGAGGTTAAAGACGCGGCCGAGTGTGTTTCAACTATAATGGGGAGAAAGCTCGCCGGTCTTCTTTTAAAGGGAATGCACATAGTTATCAATCTTCATGATAAAGATACACTCGACAATAGAAAGGATTCTAAGCGCTGGCGACCGAATGATTGCTATGGAGTTTTCATAAAATTTACAATAACAAAGGAAAATCTATCTCGTGTTGTGGATATTTTAATTCCCCTGTTCGGATCTATCGAAGTCGAAAACTACTCAAACTTAGACGCGCCTGAAATATACTACATTAAGGTTAGCTCAAGCCTTCGATCTCTTAAACTTGACGTCCCAATGTGGAAAAAAGAATGGGCTAAAACACCCGAAGGGGCCAAAAGTCTCCCGCAAAATAAGAGCCCTTAACTTGCGGTAAAATCCCCTGGCATAGTCGCGTTATAGCGAACCCGTATACCCCCCCCTAGAAATGGTACTGTGTTTCTTAAAGTGAGTACCATTTTTGCGGCCGGCAATGTGGTAGCCTGGTCCGTTTTGGGGCCCCTCGAGATTCGTTTTTGAGTTAACATAAAAGTTAACATGTCAGATAAGAACAACTGCAAACAACTGCAATTCAGTGTAATCGTGAAGATTCGATTAAGAGAAAACAGGGCCCCCACTTTGGGGTGAGTTCTGGATTTTATTGGATTATTTGTTTTTCTGAAGTGGTGCGGAGAGTGGGACTTGAACCCACACACCTTTCGGCATACGCCCCTCAAGCGTATGGGTGAAAGTATGAAGTCAATAATATCAATAACTTAACTTTCGAAAAACACCCGAAGTTAACATAAAGTTAACATGCGTGTCTTTTTTTTGAAATTAACGCGCCCGTTTAAGAACAACTGCAACGTGGTGTGAACAACTGCAACGTAATGTAATTTGAACTCACTTTTTTTCACGAAAATTTCTCACTGAAATAATCCTGAACTCCTCAAAGCACATCTCCATATTGTGCAAGCCCGGATGTCTTCGCCGACATCCGGGCCCCGTTGGAGATCATGCGCGGGGGGGTTCATGGCGAAGCGACTAAGAGATTCTAATTTGGTTAGTAAGACGTTCTACCGTCGACTAGGGTCCGAAGGCCGCGACCTTTGGAATTACATTCACGACTCATGCGACCACGCTGGATTTATGGAAGTCGATCTTGATCGAATTGAGTTCGATCTGGGTAGGTTTGTCGACCGAGAGGAAATCGACAGAGTTCTAGCAAACAAGGGAATTTGGTTATCACCATTAAAACTATTCCTCCCGGCGTTTGTTCGGTTCCAATATTTAAAGCATCCGACCGATGAACTCAGTGAAAAGTCTTCTATGCACCGAACCGTTATCAAAGCCCTTGTTAAACAAGGGATTGATCCAAAAACTCTCTACCCTACAGGCACCCTACCCGTAGGGTACCCCCAGGGTACAGGCACCCTAGTGAGAAAGGAAATAGAGAAAGAGAATGAGAAAGAGAATGAGAAAGGAAACAGAGAAAGGAAAAAGGAAGAACCAATTTTTGAAGAAATAGAAACTTCCAAAATTCAGCCGATGACCCGACCCGAAGTTGATCTATGTTTGGAGGAGTGGAAAAACACACTCACACATTTTGAAATAAACCGCCCAATTAACCAAAGAGATGAAATTGAGATTGCTAGGGCCGTTCAGCAATACGGCTCAGACTGGGTAAAACTGGCACTACAAGGCGCAAGGAAGCAAGTTAAGGGTAAGACCTATGACCCGAAGAACTTTGTCTCCTTGAGGCTTTATTTGCACAAAGACAAAATCGAAAGATTAGTCAACATCGGCGCCGGCAAAGAATCAATCGAGGGATATGATTGGTCTAAGATTTTCGGGGGGGATGCAGCATGACATCCCAAGAATTTCAAATCGAGATGGGGCGACTGGTGTCTACCTTCGGAAAGCAACATTACCCAGAGGAGCGCGTCAAACTTATCTGGCGAGAGGTAGGCAACCTAACCGGAAATGCTTTTGCCAACATGGTTGAGGGTCTAATCTCCGAGTGCAGACAGGCGCCCCTTATCCCGGAGATCCGCGAAAAGGCAGCCAAGGTTAGAGAACGGGCATGGTCGGAGCAAAAGAAAACCGCCGATGTTATTTCGATAAACAAAAATCTATGCGCCCACTGCGGAGGGGCCGGCTCGTTTCCTGCCAGGAATAAGGCGGACAGGTCGGCGTTTGCTTTTAAGTGCAATTGTTCGTTTGGGAAAAACGACATGAGGCCTTTCCCGGTATGGGGTCCACAATGGGAAGCCGATTTCACCTCTAACGGAGAGTTTCTATGATCGAGCCAAAGGAAAGAAAAAGAAAAGCACCAATTTTTAACGTGCCATTAGTTTGTAAACTATGCGGTAAAGAAACATACCGAAAATCTCCAGTGCAAAAATATTGTGAACCCTGTTCTGAGGTAAAGGATTTTGAACGTAAGTCTAAATGGGCAAAAGAACATCCAAAAAAATGGGGTCAAAAAGATCTTATCCTTCAAAAAAAGAAGACCATTGAGGAAAGGGCGCGACTTGAGAACAGGGGAACGCAGGTCGCCCAAAGAGTAAGAAGGGGAATGAGTTGGCCCGCTACTTTAGACGAAGACTTTAAAAACATGGTTCGAGTCTCAGTCCCTTTTTCGTGGTCCTTTTCTAAAAACGCCATATTTTCTATGAATACAAATAGCGGTCATGTCTTTCTCAGGAAAAAAGCCAGGGGAGTTAGGGATGCGTTAACTATGGCAATAAAGGCCGCGCTTTCCAGCGAGCAACCATTCTATCGAGGTAAGGTATGGTTAGATATACTTGTTCAAAAACCAAACAATAGAGGCGACGCTGTCAATTTAATCGACTCGATTTGTGATGCCGTAAAGGTAGCCATTGGTATTGACGATAGGTATTTCTCAATTAGAGTTTTGGACTGGGAAATAGTTAAAGAAAATCATCGCCTATTTGTCGGTATTTCTCAAAGCATCGAAGAACACCACGCTGTATGCGCTTATTGCGGTCGGTTAGTTCCCGAAACGCACCTGTCTGCCCACAAGAGGACATGTAAGACCTGTAGACATCAAGGGGAGTTCGATAGGTTTATGTTTACTAATGACGAAAAAGAAACAGAAGAGGGCCAAATAAACCTATTTGGAATCAGGCCAAAGTCAGACGACCCAAAGGGAGATATGGACGCATGAAAGTCTTAAGCACACTCCCCCATGATCAATGGCCAGGCCTAATGATCAGGTACCGATTCCCATACGGCGTGAATGACCATAACCGATTCTTGGATGGGGTTGTTCTATCTCGCAGGGGTGACTTTGCCCGCGTGAAGGTGATCTCTAGCAATGGGCGACTACTCACAAAGGCAGACGAAGTGCGGGATAAGACTCTTCACTCTAACCGCTGCGAAGTGATTGAGGACCTATGATTCTCTTCGCGCTATCGATGGCAATTTTATTTCTCGTAGCCAGCTTGTACGAGTCACGGGTTTACAAGCGTGAGCAAGATTATTGGCACAAAGGCGACCGAACCTTAAACGAGAAACGCGAACGCGCAATTGGAGATAAAGATGCAAAGACTAGATTGGCTGATGAGTTCGATAGTTATGGTAATCCTTTCGATCATAATAGGTAGGTTATGAAACCGCTTATGCTGCCCGATGATTTAGTAAGGGACATGTTGAAACACGCAGACGAGCATTGGCCTAACCAACGTAAGCCGTTCTATGATGGTGTTGAGTGGGTATTTGCCAGACTACAGCCACGCATTAATGATGGGTTGATTAACGCTGTGAACGAGGTCCTGGCGCAGTACAACCTGGACAACCTGTGTGTAACGAACCCGAACCACCCGATAATCAAGCTGCGAGATGCGGCGAGGAGAGCAGGATGAGAGAGTACTGTGAACACGACATAACCAAGGGGACATGCATTGATTGTTACAAGGTGCTGGAGCGCAAGCTTGATGAAACTGTTACTACGCTTAAAGTATTCAAATATGAGTACGACAAACTTACCTCGCAAGCTGTCGAGCGAGACAGGGTAAAAATAGGCACGAGAGAAACCGAACTCGAAATTGCAGTAATGGCTATGGAGGAGAAGATCGCGGAACTCACCCGGCAGAATGAGATGATGAAAGAACTTCTAATTAACCTAGACCAATGGAGCGCGGATAAAATCAGTATAGTTCCGAGTATGGCGTTGAGACAGTATGCAAAACAAGCTCGCCAAATATTAGAAGCCCTAGCCGCTCTGGAAAAGGATGGCACATGAAGGTGTTTAACGAATCAGAAGCCGGGATTGAATACTGGCGTGATCTTGCGAAGATGCAGCAGCAATATATTAAGTCACTAGAGGCGGACCTCACCCTGGCAATCGAGGCTCTTGAGTCCTTATTAAATAATCACTTCAAAAATTATAACGGCGAGGATGTTATTAAAGCCCGTGAGTGCTTGGCAAAGATCAAGGGAGAGAAGAAATGAAGCCGCATACAAAGACATACAATTTCCCAAAGAAAAGAAAGCCAAAGAAGCGGCCAAAGGCACCATGCCACATATCGTTTCTATGGTGGGTATTGGGGTTGTCTATCGGTATAGCAACAACGCTTATAATCTCTCACCACTACTACTTTCTTGTGAGGTGTTGAGATGAGTAAGTCTATGTCCCTACGTTTTGACCCCGACGAAAACCTATGGGTCCTGCAACTCCCTGGAGAATGGTTTGGATACACAGGAGCTTCTGAGTGTGCATACATTACTCCCAAACAATTAGAAGAGTTAACCGAGCTTCTTAGGGGTTACATTATTAAAAATCTGGAGTTGATGAGATGAAGCCGAAGATAATTGTAGAGAATGGTATGCTTAAAAAGCAGTTCTTCAGGCCGGACTTCGTTGCGACGTATGAGGTGAAGAGGGTTGTTAAGAAGAAGAGGGGTAAAAAGAAATGAATATTAGATTGCCTGAGTTACCAATGTTTCAGTCTATGGAAATCCCAACCCTAACACCAAGGGCGTACTTCGCACTGGTTGCGATGCAATCTCTGATTATTAAAATGGAGAGCCGCATGATCTACACCGAGATTGCAAAAGGAGCAGTTGAGATGGCTGATGCACTGACTGCTGAGCTTGAAAAGGAAAATGAAGATGAATCTAGTTGAGGCGTTTAAGTCTGGCCGTCCATTTCGAAGGATTGAACACGCAAAATCGAACGGTGTTGATTATTGGGTTGATCCAACTAACGAAAACTGGGAAAGGGGTATCGCACTCAGTTGGGAAGAGGTTGGAGCGGAAGATTGGGAAATAAAAGATGAGCAAAACAAAGAAGGGCAGTAAAGGCCCAGGATATGACTATTGGAGTAGAAGGCCGGGCAATACAGGCAGCTCCGGTTTCGGCAAGACCGTAAAGAAAATAACCCATGCCAAAGAGAGAATGAAGTCCAAGCAATCCCTACTCAAAGAACCCAGCGAGCCTGAGTACGACCCGAGAGAGTACGTCCCTGAGGATGCGGACTTAACCCCGGCGGCCATCCTCGATGCTAGAATGAATATGGGCGATAATGTTAAGATTGAAGATAAACATAAGAAAACCAATAAGTTATGACTATCAGTTTTTCATGTTGCAGAGCCGATAAGAAGAGTATAATTGGTTTACTAAGTTTGAATCCCCGCGCTGTCGAAAGACTCAGCGGGAACTGGGGAGGTCGAAAGATCTCCCCTTACTATTTTTAGGACTCCAATGGCACAGGTAGTTGTTTATATTGATGGGCAAAATTTCTTCCATGGTCTTGAGTCTTGGGGTCTAGACGGCAAGAGCTTCAACTTTAAAAGTTATGCTACTTCAATAACCGAAGGAAAAACCCTGGTTGCCATAAAATATTATGGTGCCAAATATCCGAAGCGGCTAAGCCTTAGAAAACATAACGCCGATGATGCCTTTTTTAAATCCCTCGAAAGAATGGGCGTTACGGTTGTCGAGGGTAAGTTCAAAATAGATGACTCAACTGGGAGGCCCATAGCTAGAGAAAAAGGCGTTGATGTTAGACTGGCAACGGATTTGATATTTGATGCCGTTTTCGGAACCTATGACCATGCCTATGTTCTTTCGTCGGACACTGATCTAGTTCCTGCTATTGAGCAGACAAAAAAACAATTTAAGGAAAAGAAGATTTTTAATTTTAGCTTTCAGCGGCTTCAAGAGTTCATTCGGTCGTGTGATTCCTGTTTATTAATTTATCCGGATAGGGCTAAAAAGTTTATAGACCCAGCCGCCTTTCAGCCTACCCATCAAACCATAAGCGACCTTAGATCTAGGTTTAATAATTCGCGTTAGTTTGACACGCCCTTCAATCTCCCCTATCCTAGAGGGGTGTTAACCTGTCCCGCGTGCTACCACTTACTAGCCGAGGACTGCGCAGCCTTTGAAGTTAACGAGGCCGGGACTATCATTCTCTGCGAACACTGCGGAGAGACACACGAAGTAAAACCCCACCTAAATGTTGCAGAGGAACTCAAGGAGAAGGCTTTAGAAACTGCGTGAACTCATGGTCCTGTTTGTAATAGCGCAGGAATAGCTCGTACAGCCAATTGACCCCATAAAGAGAAACCATGTTGACCCGCCATTGGGTCACACCCCAGACGCCCTCGGTGAACGGTAACGCCAGCCAAAGAAGCTGTCTACCTGAAGTCTCCCCAATAGGATCTCCGATATACCACTTTTCATCTACCTTCACGGGACCGTAAAAATTCCACCAAAAGCCTAAGCCCAGTCGCTTCTTATCAAGCCATGACAGGTCGCTCCCCTTACAAGCCTTTACAAGCGGATTGAACCAAACGAAGCGAGAGAAGTGATGACACAACTGACGCCAGTCCCCCCAGCACCACCAGTGATCTGATCCGTAAGCATAGATGCACTTAGCCGCGAAGGGAGATACACACGCCGCCGCCCAATGGTCATCATGGGCAGAGAACACCCCAGGCTCATTTAAACGCCTGAAATATGCCCCGGATTCAATTGTTCTAGGCCCTAGTACCTTATCCTCAAACCACTGAAGATCTTTCATCCCAAGCCGTACTGCGACCGCGCTAAACAAGATTGTATTGTCTGAGGAGTCTTGAGGGGGATTCTTAATCAGCCCAACACCGCCATCGTTAGGCTCTTGGAACTCTTCAATCATAGACCCTCCGGGCCAAACAGGGTGCCCAGCCCGGAGAGACAGAACGTGGGCTTGCATGAATCCTTTCGGTCACTCACGGCGTAGTCTTGAACCTTTCAAAGTCTATTACTGGGAAAGTATCTGGCCAGTCCAGAGAAGTGTCTTCACCGAGTCGTGCGTCTATCTCTCGCCACACAGCCCCAATCCCTTCACCTGCGCACAAGGCAATCACATCGTCGATGGATAGACCGAGCGACAACTCAATGTGACAAGCGTCATGGAACTTGAAGTCCCCACCCCAAGTTATGTTGGCTTGTTTTGCGTACATCCCAAACAAATCCCAAACATGATCCGCATCTAGGTGTCTTACGAGATAAGGGTCCATTCCCTGGAAGCAAGTATCAACCGCGATCCCATACGCATGAAACGACCTGATGGGAGATGCGTTTGTAACAGGCAATCCGAAGGGATGCTTCTGGCACGGCTTAATCTTACACGGGCACGGCTCGCCCATCGATGTTCGGCCCTTGGAATAGATCTCAGCCTGAGTGTCAACCGATCTAAACCCCCAAGTAATGCGCATATCCAAGCCCGTTGCGAACTTCATTCGTCTGAATATCTCAGTTGTACATCTCATGAGCTTCGGGTGAACGGGTTGAATGGTTCTCATTGTGGCGCTTTCTTGCAGTAGTTCATCAGGGGTTTCCATTCCTCTTCAAGTTTGTAGCAAACAAACTGGCCAGAGACTGGGGAGTAAGGTTTCCCCTGAGCATCCTTGCAAAGCCACTGGCCTCCCTGATCCACAAGGCAAGCGCCGATAAGAGGTGCAGTACTGGGTGCCGTTGCGCATCCCTGCATATTGGCCATCGATGAGAAGAGTACGAAGAGAGTGACTAGAACTATCGCCCAGAACGCAATCTTATCCCAGATGCTTGGGTCCATACGGCTCATAACTCACGCCCCACCTTAATCACCGCGTCAAGTGCGGCAGACTTCTCTTCTGGGGTAACTGCAACCTTAGCCTGTTCAGTGGCTGAGTCAACCTTTGCGGCTGATTGTTTCATGAAGAGAATAGCAAGCTGCTTCTTTATCTCCCAGAAGAGGTCTACTAGTTTGTTTAGAAGCTCGACGACTGCACTCATTTTTTCGATACTGCCTTGATCTTATCAACCCACGTTTGAAATGCGTCAGCATAGGTCTGAAGCCATCCCTCTGGTTGTGGCCCAGGAATGAGAACAAAAACCTGAACGAGTAAGCGTAAAAACACAACGATTGAAAACAAAATAGCCCCGAAAGCAGCTAGAACATTTGCCCAATTCGCAATACACCAGTTAATCAATCCCATGATATTTTCCATACATCCTCCTATGATTTATTTATTGTTACACTCGACCGACTAGATCCCGTCATGCTTGCCGTGACCCTGTCCTTAGAATCATTTGTATCCCTGAACACAACCGTTGCAGTTCCACTGCCCAGGTCTGTTATTGTTGTCTTTCCCGCGGCAACGGAAGTTAGAATGTTGATTGCTTGTTGAAGCGTCATTCCACTCTCAACCGTTGAACCCATAACAGCTAATGCCAAGCTCTCGGGGGATAGATCTGTGTAGGGTTGAATATTAGCTCCCATTGAACCCTTAGCTCTAAGATCTGCACTAGACGAAACGCTTGAGGAAATAGCTGCTACTGCGTCTATGATTGCGCCTAGCATCGCCTGGGTAACACCCCCACTTGCAGAGAGACTTGCCGCTGCATCAAGCTTTCCTTGAATAATGGGATCAGACGCAAACGCCATTGAGGTTGCAATCGTACAAACCGCGCTTGTCACTAGGGCAAGATTAGCTTGAATGAAGTTAAGAGATGCATCAAGACTAGCGTCCCCGTTTAACCCACCCGCTAGGTTAGCCACACTCACGTTAACTGACGAATCAATCTCGTTTCGACTGGCAAGGGCGTTACCCTTCTGAGCTAGAACCCAAGCATAAGGAGCGCGATAGCCCGAAGGCACACCGTTATTCTGATCTACACGCGCCTCACTACACCACATGTTTTTTACAGCACCGCCACGCCCGAAGTTAGGACGCGCTTGAGCAAGAGTTAACCCAGAGAGAAATCTCCCTGGGCTTTTCAGAAACACATTGTAGTTACCGTGAAGCGCCATATATTTCTATCCCCACGCAATATCAAGATGTCCAAAGAAAGCGCTATTAGTCGGGGTTAAAGCGCCCGAATAGAGTAGCCATTGAAGATTTGCTCCGTCCACAATCTGAGGCATACTAGGAAGTTGATTCACAAGATCCCTCTCGCTTGCAACGCCCTGTGTAGTAATCGGGAGTGTAAGAAGGGGTCTACAAAGACCTACCGCAAACTCACCTGATGCATAAGACACAGATAAGTTGATTTGATCAATCTTTTGAATCCCAGAGTCACCCGCTGCCAAAGGCATGAATGGCCCATACTTTCCTGCGCCCGTTCCTGAATAAAGAATGAGTCCGTTAGCTGCGCCAGACTTACAAGATGGCAATACGGCTGGAGTAGTTTTAGAGCCAGCACCCGCTTGATTCGTGTAAGTGATTTGCAAGTTGGGTGCGGCTGCGCCCATTGCCGTTGCGTTTGTGTTCCACGCAAAGGCTTGAACCCCTGCACCGTTTGTATATCGAGGGAGTGTGACCGTGTTATTGGTTGCTTGGTTTCCCGTGGTAGTCACTGAGGTAACTCGGTAAAACCCCAAGAGGTCTACAAGCATTGCAATACAGGGTGCCGTTGTAATTGACGCGGAAAAGAGTGATGCGTTTAAAATGTGCTTAGTATCCGCGCTGACGTTACCGCCGTGCTGAATACCCGCCGCTCCGGCTGTAGACTCACTCGTAGCCTGGAAAGCAAGATTGGTCCCTACGTTGTAAATTGTATCAGCCGAGGGATTACCGCCGCCTCTTGCTAAACAGTGCCATTCTCCTAGAGCGGCTGCAGTAGTAGGAAGGAAATTTTTATTCCAGTCAATTCGTTTGAATTTTCCATTCACAGTCATTTCATTATATAAATCATCTAAACTTGAGAACCCCATTTTACCCCCAGATAAAAGTCATATCGCCATGAATGGCGGTTGCGTTAAGCGCACCGTTAGGTAACGCGATAAAGTTTAAAAAGGCATCGTCTTCAAAGTTCGCCAGCCCCGCTTTGTGAGTGAGGTGACAAAGCTCAACCGGCGCGTCTATTCCAATGATGCACGTTTGAATCAAAGGCTTAACCAGAACCAAGGTGAACAACCCAACATCAGGCCCAAGCATTGTCACACTCTCAATGGATCTAACCCCAGTGTCACCGTTTTGAAGAGCAAGGAATGGCCCTGCAGATAGGTCATTGTTTGGTTGAGATGTAACTATGTTTCCAATTGCGGTTGCTGTATTTTGAATTACTGTTTTAGTAATGCGCCCTGCAACACCGTCCTGATTCGTGTAGTTCACAAAGAAGGATTGCCCACCTGTTCGAGAGGCCACACTGACAGCCATGATCTGAACACCCTTGCCATCCGTACACCTTGGGAGTGTTACCGAGTTAGTTAGGAATTGCTCATCCGTGGTTCCCTCGTCAACAAACGGGTAGTACATGAGGTAGTCCAATAGAATCATTGTCATGGGTAACGCAGTAGCTGCAGTAGCTAACTGCATATTCATGGCAACATATTTACGTTTCGGACTTTGTGCCGACCCGTGGAATATCCCACCGTCCGTTGATTGCCTCATTGCAACACTCACCATTGGGCTTGCTGCATAGTACTGAGGAACTGGATTGCCAGGACTCATGGATAGGTCAAACCAAATGCCTTGAGTAGTCACTTGTGTGGGG